ATTACTCTTAAGTAGACCAGAGTAGAACTTCTGCTCTAAATCTGTACTACGAGTTACCGCCTCAAGTAGGCCAGGTGTTTCTGTATACGTATCAAATGTAGTTTCACTTGTATCAAGCAGATCGACATTATGATAACTATCGATATCCCAAGCTGAAGTAGTACTATCAAACTTATTATTTACACGTACTCCAGTTTGAAATGATATAGCTACATTTGTCTCAAGTAGGTTGCTTAAGTCTCTAGAAGCGATCTCTTCAAAGTTTTTTACCGCTTCGTCATTAGCCTGACCCATCTTAGTCATATTAAATGAATTAAAGTAAAGTTTAATACTCTTACTCTCGACAATATACTCACTGCTACACGGGTATACACACTTCACAATACCTGTAACCGGTTGACCATTCTTAAGAAGGAATGAACATTCATATGCATTCCACGTATCTGACCCTACAAACGGTAGATCATCTTCGAAAATATTAAGATATTCTCTATTACTACTCCGTGGTTCTTTCACTAATAAACCTGCATCATATGTACTCTTATACTGAGACGTCTGACCTAGGTGCTTACTAATATTACTGTTATCTAATTTACTATTTCCCATAATTATCAATTGTATTATATATTACTTCTAACCGTTGTTCAACTGTACCCTTTAACCTCACTACATTAATACCGTAATGATCAATAGCAGTTTCAAACAAGTTAATGATTGTATCTCTAAACGACATGTTATTGCTTCTCTCTCCGTCATCAACTAACGGGATATCCGGTTCCGTATAGAATATAACATCTACCTTATGCACCAGTTTCTTAAAGAGATACTCGCAGTATAGCATAGTCTCAGGATCAGTCTTCTCATTATGATACTGATACGTTGTATACACTAACCCATCTAGAATACATCTATCCATAACTGTATCTTTACCTTTTGTTGTAAGGTAGTTCTCTAGATGAGCATTAAGAATAGCTAACTGAGTCATTCCGTCACCATTTTCATTGATATCTAACTTATATTTTCTCTTTACTAAACGAGTGACTTCCGGTATAAATTTATACTTTTCAAACCTCTTATCTTTTTTAATCGCTTTTAGTAGAGTAGTCTTACCTGTACTCTGAGCTCCTGTAAAACTAATAACCATATCCAATAATCTCCTTAAATTGTTCCGTATTATATAAAATATCTTCTTTTTGACTATCCGTTACATCATGATCAATCAAATCTGCTAACATAATAGACGGCTTTTCATTCAATCCTAGATCACCATTATATCTAAGTTCCTTAATACCAGCAACCACTGGGTTAGATGTATCTACTGATCTAATACTTCTATCACCGACGTAATGTTTAAACTCTTTTGCTAATGAGCATCCAAGTAAGTGGTGAGGCTTATTCTTATTCCATACCCCGTCAGATTTAAGCTGATCAATTAATCTACGACGGCCGTCACACCATCTCTCGAGCTTAGTCTTACCGCGACCGGTAACAAGGTAGTAGCTAAAGTCGAAACTGATAGCAATATAATCTGCAAAGTCAGACATATACCTATAGCAGTCAACAATTTCATCGTATGTCTTGCCCTGTACAGCTCCAATCTTTAGACCCGGTAGATCAGGATACTTGGCTGTAAAGCTCTGAAAACTCTCCATGGTGGCATAACCATCTTCAAGTACATCTGGTACAATATAAAAACTAGGCTTCAACTCTTTAGCATATGTAGCAAACTTATCCGGATCAAACGCTTCACCTAATTCAAAAATACTATTATCTAACAATACCTGCCTGCCACGTTTAATTGAATTTTTAAAAAACTGATAGTATTCAGGGTGGGTTTCAAATAGATGAACTAGCGCATAATCGTAATCATTATACGATACAGACTCATCGAGGAACGAGATCGGACTTTCATGGGATACATACATACATATATTATACCTTATAAAACTGCTATTTCAAGTTAAATATATGTATGGCATGTAAAAAATTTAGCATCGATCAGTTAACAGATAAGTTAACAGGAGTTAACCCAGTTAATTTTAATGACGTGTCTGATAAAATTAAGAACTTTCAAATTGACACCACATTTAATGCTGCGTTACCTGATATTAACAGTAAAGTATCAAACGCTATCGATAATTTTAAAAATATATCGACCGGTTCGCTGCCGACTTTAAATATACCGGATTTAGACCCTACAGCCTTTTTTGAGAAAATTGATAAAAAAATAGACGCAGCATTAACATCTTTTAAAGATGTTAGAAATAAACTCAATGTTGAAAACTTAAAAGCTCAGTTAAATCTAGATTCACAGCTAAATTGTATCAATACAGATATAGTATCGACAGAAGAGGTTGCTATTACGCAGAGTGGTATATTTGAAAATATTAAAGGTAGTGTTGGGTCGATATCAAATAATCAGTTAAGAGATTTTAATCTGGACCCAAGCAATCAGATAGCAGCTGCAAATAATATGACATTAGATACTATTACTAAAGCAAAAGAAGCTGCAGCTAAAGGAACAACAAACGTGGCTCAAGCATCTAAACAGAAAGTTAGTCTTAATAGAATAAAGGGTTTATAAACTAATAGCTTTATGAGCTATTAACTCCTAATTTAAGAGGTAAATATATATACGATGAAGAAATATTACGGTAATTATATAGGGGTCGTTATTCAAAATAACGACCCTGATCAGTCAGGTAAGGTGAAGGTTTTTGTACCTCATATTTCATCAACTATTTATAATGATTGGGTTAGGAGTACAGATAATAAGAGCATTAAATTTATAGGTAATAATATAGATGAAGATATTACCGGCATTATCGAGGATTTAAAGAGGTTAACTCCATGGTCAGAATGCGCATCACCGTTAGTAGGGGAAAGTTCAAGTGGTAGGTTTAATAACTACAACATGACCGGCAGCGTATCTGATAGTAATTTTTACTCGACAACTACTAATCTAGCCGCATCAGCTGATATCGGGCAAGCTCCAAGTAACTTATTTGACTCTGATATAACACTAAATGATGCATTTACAGATGCAGCTGAAAATGTAAATAGACCTAACCCTCTATCATTTGAATACAAGCCAAATGCTCATTCAAATCAAGCAAAAGGATCCTTTTGCATACCATCCGTTGGTTCACATATATGGGTATTTTTCAGGGAAGGTAACCCGCAGTTTCCTGTGTATTTTGCGGCAAGTTTCGGTCAATCAGACTGGAAGGGTATATATGAATCATCAGAAACACCGGGAGTAGACTACCCAGGCACATATGAAAATAAGAGCGCCGGTATTACAGACTATAATGACAATGTTGAGGCATATAGAAATAAATATGTTATTAATCAAAAAGGTGGTTCATTAGAGTTTGTAAACAGTGATTTAAATGAAAAGATAAGATTAACACATTATTCTGGTTCATTTAAGGAAATGAATAACCAGTCAACTGTTGAGTTAGCTAGTAAGAATAGTCAAAAGCTTACACTTAACGATTCATATAATACAGTTAGAGGCTTTAAGAATGAGTATACCGGTAAGAATTTAGATGAAATTGTCTACAGAGACAAATATAAAAAGGTAGGTTCGCTAAACGAAGAATATTTTGAAAAGTGGAAAGACCTAGTAGGTAGTATACAGGAATTTAAACAGTTGTTTGAGATAAAGAGAACTAATGATAATAGTGTTAAGAACGACGACGGTATAACAGTTTTAAAGAGAAATAGTCTGTTACAGGAAAGATCCGGCGATTTTACATCATACCCGGTTACAGATGGTAGTATACAGTACGGGGCACTAGCTAATACCAATCCCGGGCCGACATATTCAATGATAGCTGATAATACCGCTGATGGTCCACAGATCTGGACAGATAGTCAAGAGGCAGGTCCGAGTAATTCAAATCCATCTGCTGCCAGTTGGCCTGCAGAAAGCGGGCGTGAATGGGGACCGGGAGGTACTGGTAAAAGTGTATCAACCCAAGACGGCACATGGGATATTGAAGAGAATAAGGATAAGCTAAAGGAGATTATTGAAGCTAGTTTACCAGAACTTACTGAAATAGAAAATGAGCTTGGGATCGGTGGTAGTGAAGTTATTCAAATAACTAAACATAAAATGGAAACTATCGGGATGCTGATGAATGATTTCGGTAGTATTCGTTTAGACAACATTGGTAAATTAGTTAATAACGAGGTTCTAGTAGACTCAAACGCGGTTTATATGAATAAGTCTGATAGTCCGTTAGTAGAGTACGTACATGTACAAGACTTACCGGGCGGTGACTATACATTAAATGTATGTAATAGGTTCAATGTAATGGTGGGTGCAGGCGGGTTAAACCTCAAATCATATGGCGCTACTAATATAACCGGTACTATTACAAATATGGTCGGCGAGCAGGTTAATATAGCTTCTGAGAATGAAGTTAATATTGACGCTGGTACTATTAATATTAGTGCAGATATACTCAGATTGAGAAACAAGAGACAGCGGCAAATATTAATTGAGAATAGCCTTGGCGTTAACAACAATGTTATTATCGGTGGTGGTCTACACGTAGAAGGGGAAACTTATTTACAGCACGTAACTGCTCCCGTCGAGTACCAGAAAACGGAACCGACGATATCATATAGTAAACCGACGAGTGCGAGAATTGGAACTGTCACGGTAACCAGTGGCTCCTCAGCAGGTACATATGCAGTATACGGTACTAGTGCCGCGGAGAATAGTATTGCCGGATACGCTCACTCTCACGTATTCCCGAACTTACCACTGACCTTGCTAGCCTCCAACCAAGCTGTTAGATCTGCTGCTTCTGAACTTAATACCGGTGATACTAGATCGGATGCTGAGCCGCAGCATAATGAAGGTAAGGGATAAACCTCAATTATTTAACGCATTTTATAGCTTGATCAGAACCTGTTTAATAAATAGTATTATAACCGCTTATAAAAGAAAAGACTTAAAGCAGGTAACCTTCTCATAAAATGATATGTCGCGTACAGATAACTCTCAACAACCTCCATCAAGCCGTATGAACATGAACGAAAAATCGCGTTTAGATCGCATCGAGGAGAAGATCGATAAGATGGCTGAAGCAGTGATCGCTCTCGCAAGAGCTGAAGAAAAGATATTCGGTCTTAGTGAAACCTCACATATAATATTAAAGCGGTTAGTCGAGTACGATAACCGAATGAGAGCAGTAGAAAGACAAAGTTCAGAGTCAGCAAGTAAACTTAGATCAATTACAATGTTTTTCTGGACAATAGTAACAGCTATATCTATGTCTGTTGTAGGTGCTATTAGCTGGTTCGGAGCTGATAAGTAAAGGCTGTATATTATACAGACCGGCTAATTAACCATTTGCTTCTATAGTTTTTAGTCCATAAAAAAACCGCTTTTTGTTTACCAATATCGCGGCCCGCCTTCTCTGATTCAATCCATTTCAATTTATCAATTTCCTGCTGCTCTCGTTTAAGAAATTGATAATAACTTGAATTTTTAAAGTTTCCCGCAGCCACTATACCTGTATTTAATCTATATTGATACATAAAATATACTATTATCATAGTTAAGCTGCAAATACCTCCAAAAATATAATTTGTTAATAGTACAGCATTAATACCTATTGTACCTATAGTATATATACCAGCACAGAAATAGCCAATAAGAGATAAAACGAATAGTGAAATACTTATATCTTCTACCTTTTTCGTCTTTATAGATTTTACTATTTGCGGTATGTAGCAGACAGCAAAACATATAGTGTATATCCAGCCAATTATTTCCATTATATTACTTAATAGCTCCAAAAATATTCTAACTCTTTACCAACACGTTTAAATTTATCCTTATAAAAGGTATTATCTTTCTTTATAAGATTACTACGATGAGATAGATGGACCCTTACATCATTAACGAAACCCGGGTAAACAACGGGTCTTGATTTATCGAAATGCGCTTCTATCTTTTCAGTACACGTATCTTTATACCCCCTACGTTTCCATTCTTTACAAATAGAAAGGCCATATAAGCATAAGGCGTTTGTATAATCGCCTTTATTATTATACCACATTTTCCTAGCTGGGTGATTCTTCCAGCCTTTAACTGGTTCGTTATTCTTAAGCTTTTTAATACTGTTAAGAAGTTGTAAAACCTCAACTCGCTGCTTTCCCAGTCTTCTGTAGTCTAGAGCTTTAGCTGATTCTTTAAATGATGCGTAAGGTAAGAAGGTCTGCATTCATATATTATATGAAAGTTCCTTTATATACTGATGTACTGATCAATAAGTTTTCTGAGATCATCCTCTAATAACATACCGGTTGTAGTATTCAGTTCAACCCCGTTCTTACATATAACTGTCGTCGGAATCGATATAACATTAAATTTGCGTGTTGTTAAACTATCTTCATCCACATCTACGCATATAGCTTCAAGATTAGAGTAACCTGATGTGACTACATCAAACACTTCTTTGTACGCCTTGCATGGACCGCACCATTTTGCAGAGAATTTATAAATTTCCATATAGGATATTTATACCAAGAGTCGACCCTAATCAATACATGCTAAAAAATACCCACCATCCATCCCCTATTTAGCGTTTAGTTATGCCCCGGCCTATTTTTATTTAAGGTAATGGTGGGTATTTTTTAATGTATATGTGCCTTTTATTGAACTTATAAGCTATCAACTATTATAGGTCAAAATCTTCAAACACTTCTTCATCAATTTCCGTGTCTCTTGCACCAATCTTATACGAACTAATCTCAGTTTCTTGAGGAGCAACTTGTACTTTAGAACTATCAGTAAAGCTATTCAACCACCCACCAATCGGATTAGTTGGTTGATCAAAAATCTTATTATAACCTAGAGATCGAAGTCTTGAATTAGCTAACCATTCGATATAACCGCTCAACATTTCAGCGTTCAACCCGAGTAGAGAGCCTTGAGAGAAGAGATATTCACCCCACTTCTTTTCATTCTCAGCTGCAAGACCATACATATCGTATACTTTCTGCTCGTTATCTTTTAAGATTTGCTGGAACCCCTCGTCTTTATTTTCCTTCCAGTACTTCATAATGTTTTGAGTAATAGCAGCATGAAGATTTTCATCACGGGCAATCAGGCCGATAATCTTTGAATTACCTTCCATCTTGCCTCTATAACCGAAAAAGAATGAACATGCAAAGGATGTATAGAATGACAACCCTTCAGTTATCTGCGTTGAGAGAATTGCATTAAAGATCTTCTGCTTAATATCATCATCACTACCAAGCAGCTTGTTATATGCCGCACTAGCTTCTGCAGCTCTTTTAACAATCTCCTTATCCTCTAGAATAGAATCAAAAAATCCCGTAGCATCTTTAGTAATATTCTGCAACGTATATGTGTAAGAATAGCTATGAATTGTTTCAAACCTAGCCCAGCTTGTCATACAAATTTCTAACTCTGGGTTAGAAACATAATTCTTAATATTATGAATACTTCTCGATAACATACTATCTGTCATAGTTTGCCATCTAAGATTACTATTAAAAATAAACTTTTCTGTTTCTGTTAGATTTTCATAATCATTGCGATCTTTTGTAAGAGAAACTTCTTCTGGTAACCAGTGAAACTCTTCTTGCTTTCTCCATAGGTCGAAAAACTTAGGATATTTAAACCTATCGTAGCGTTGAAGAGCTAGATCCTCTCCAAGAAACATCGGTTGTCTTGTTGTGTCAATATTCTTTAAATTTAGTACTGTTTCCATATTTATATATCCTTATTTATAGTGCGCATGCACCTGATTCACATTCATTATCAACTTGTTCCTCTTCACCCGAACTTTGTTTATCGCCATCATCTGTATTGAGGTAATATCCTGTTCTCCAACCTAGCTTATAAGCTAGTAGAATCTCTTTAATCACTTTTGAATCCGGTAACGCTCCTTTTTCATAATGCGCGTAATTATAATACATATTAGCACTAATGCTCATATCAACCCATTTTTGCAATGCTCCAACAATCTTAATAAGTCCCTCATTATCTTCCATTTCATAGGCTAACGTATATTTATTTTTAAGCGACGAATAGTTAGGTACGATAACAGGTAACGTACGAGCCTTTGATTTCTTATAGGTAATATAATTTCTAATAGGTTCTATGCCATTTGTTGAGCACTGTATTACCGAAGAGCTCTCGCACGGCATTATAGCTGATACAGTACTGTGTCGTAAGCCATGCTCTTTAATTCGCTCTCTCAGACCTTCCCAGTCCATGGAATTTTTACGTGTAACAAATTCATCAATTTCTTTCTTATAAGTATCGATTGGTAACCAACCTTGACTATATTTTGTCTTATTAAACTTAGGGCATTTACCCTTCTCGCTTGCAATATTACAAGATGAGCTAAGAAGAAAATACTGAATCTTCTCCATAAGTTCATCTGCGACGTTAGGAGCTTCAGCATCTGTATACTTAAATCCGCTCTTAGCGAGGTATGCTGCAAAATTAGTAATTCCGATGCCTAGTGACCTACGATTTTTAGTAAAGTTCTCCGCAGCTGGTAAGAAGTAATCCTGATAATCAATTAACTGATCTAGAATACGTACGATAATATCACATACTTTCTCCATTTCTGCATCAGAATTAACTTCTAATACATTAATAGCTGAAAGAATACATATACCAATTTCAGCATCCTTATCGTCTAGGTGTTGTAGAGGTTTAGTTGGATGCAGTACTTCAACACATAGATTAGTCATCTTGATATCGTCGTTCCATGATGAACGTTGATTACAATGATCAATATTCATGAAGTATATACGACCCGTTTCCACTCTTTCTTTAACAAATAAGGACATTAACTGTCTTGCTTTAATTGTTTTCTTAAACCTAAGACTTGTCTTACGTTCATACTGCTCATATAATTCATCAAAATTCTCATGTCCGAATGCATCGTAAAGATCTTTTGCTTCATGGGGTGAGAAGAGAGTAATATCTTCATTCTTTAAGAATCTCTTATAAAAGAGCTCACTAAACTGAATACAATAATCTAATTTACGTACACGGTTATCATCTGTACCGGAGTTATTCTTAAGTACTAGCATATCTTCCGCTTCATAGTGCCAGAATGGAAAGTTAACAGTAGCAGATCCGCCTCTGATGCCATTCTGATGGCATGATTTAACCGTAGACTCCATTAGTTTAAGGAATGGAATAACTCCTGTATGTACAACTTCACCGTTTCTGATAGGTGAATTAAGAGGACGAATACGTCCAATATTCAACCCGATACCGTATCGCGAGCCAGTAGCGTAACCGGCTGCTGTAGATGACGAAAAGATAGACGGTAGAGTATCATCAATATCGATTAAGCAGCAAGATGCATACTGTCTAATCTGACTACGTACACCCGCCATTAATGGTGTAGGTATATTAATCTTAAATTTAGAGAAGTAATCATATGCCTTCTTAACATACTGTACGCGAGTCTGGTCATCATACTGGCCAAAACATACCATTGCAATAATCATATATGCAAACTGCGGCGTTTCATAGATTTTTTGAGTAGAACGATCTTGGATTAGATACTTATCACATAGCTGTCTCATACCGGCGTATGTAAAGCTATTATCTCTATCATGCTGGATATACTCATCTAATTTATTAATTTCCTTCTCAGTATAGAGCATCAGGATATCCTCATCATATACATCATATTCATGTACATTTTTATTAATAAAATCAACTAGCTTCGGCGGGTTTTTACCTCCCCATACATCCTTACGTAGCTGGTAGGAGAGTAGACGAGATGCAACAAATTGATAGTTTGGTGTTGCAAGTGAAATTAAATTAACAGCTGAATCAATTAGCACGTTATGTATTTCATCTGTTGTTATACCTTCCTTCATTTGAAGCTTGGAATTAATCTCGATATCAGAAGCTGTAACTCCTTTAATATCTTCAACTGCCCAATTAACAACTTTATGAATCTTCTCTACATCATATGGGACAGATTCACCGTTTCTCTTTACAATATTCATATTCATTATTTACAATTTTATACTAGGATTAATAGCTTGAACGCACCAAATTTTTGGAAATCAAACTTTTCTTCATCGAGGTTTAAGAGATGCTGTAATATCTTATTATCATCTCTAATATTATTATTAGTTATTTTTTTAAAGTGTTCAAAATCAATGGGGTATACTCTCTTATTGAGGTAGGAATACGCATCCTTACATGATACGTTATACTCAGCTAGAATAGTTTCATATATATTAATATCCATATTGCCTATAACTTCCTGATTTAATAATGTCTTAGCTAACACGTTACCAGTTTTATTTAGAGATAGAAATAACCCATATAGTGGTAATACACTAAATTCGTTGTCTTTTTTTGAAGAACCGTCTTTATTCTCAAATATAAAAAGGCACTTTTTAGGATTATATTTTTCGCAAATTTCTAAACGCTGGTTATCATATTCATTCTTTATAGCAAAGCCTAAAAATAGACAAGGTAATTTTTCGTCAAACGCATCAAATGAGTCTGTATTAACTGGCTGTTCGGTTAATGATATATCAATCATGATTACATGCCGAGATCACTAACGATCGCCCCTGTCAACATGTTAATTGTTCTAATTCTATCGCCAGAGTACGGTGTCTGGATAGTTACAGATACTACATTACCGGCAATTGCTAAGCCTGTATATTTACCTGGTGGTAAAGAGTGGGTCCGCTGAATACCACCTGAAATGGCGTCAAATATCTCAATCTTATCTCCTTTAATCCTCGCTGTTAATGTCTTCATACCCCAATTATATATTGGTTTATAAAATTTTCAACGTCATTATCGGACTTATTATATGTAAAGCATGTTAATGCTTCATTAAATGTCGGGTGATCTTTTAAGATGCTAACTTTAAGAAACTCACCTTCAATATTTGCGACTGTTTCATCATCGAGTAACGATACTGTATCATCATCAACGTTAAGAATCTTTCGAATATCAGCAACTTTATATCCCTTCTTTAAAAAGCTTTTAACTTCTCGGCATATATATATTTCATTCAGCTTCTCTTCTGATCCATATTCATCTATTTTTTTCTGTAAAAAATCACCAGAATAAATCGTCTGCTTACCGGTAACTACACAAGTTATTTTTTTTGTCTTTGCCATTAACATAATTATAATAAATATTTATATGAAATTCAACGGCCTGATTAAGAATATACTAGAAGATTTTCGAGCACCTATAGATGTTCAACGCCCTGGTAAGGTTAGACCACGTGGTAAGTTCGGTACAGTCAACCCGCAATTGAATGAGCCACATAGCACAAAGGCAGTTAGTGGATTTAAGGGTCAACCGGGCGGTAAGATGAACACTCTATTTATTAAGTTACCTAAGCGTAAGAAGAAGTCTACCAAGAAGTAGATAGCCATTTTGCAGCTGCCATGGTAGCGCCTAGCTCATCATTCTTTTCTAGAATATCAGACCAAGCCTTCTCATCATAATCTTGTAATATATTTAAAGCATCTTTACCGAATGCTTTATGAAATTTAGTACCGAAATATTGATGAGAATTCTTAACTAAACTCATAGCAGTTTTAGGTTCAACCTGCCAGTAGCTTCTAGCAGGTCCCCCGCCACTTTGAACTTTTGTACGGTAGCCGGATTCTACTGCCCCGGTTTTTGTTAATATATCTATAAATTCTCGCTCTGAATGACCCTCATCTCCGGCAAAAATCCTTGCTGCTACCTGAATTGCTATTTTTGCATCTGCCGGGGTTGCAATATCAGCTTTTAATACTGCTGTGGCTCGTGACTCTTTTTGAGGATCATTACTAGTCTGGTAATACTGTGACCAATCATTAACGAAGTTACCTAATAAACTCTGAGTAGCTAATGCTCCCATTGCTAAAGCCTTGCCGAGCTTACCTTCTTTAATATGAAACTCTTTAAACGTCTGCATATTATTATTTATACAAATCTTTCTAGAAAGTACTTTGGTAGTTTACTCTTATTACGTAAAACAGCGTTAAAGATATTTGCATCTAGTACATACGTGACGCAGTAATCATCCTTACTTCTAATACCTCGACCGCATTGCTGTATAAAATTTGAGAGCATTTTATTAGCGTACCATTGCTTGTCTTGGTTAAACATTTTTTTAATTCTATCGTCTCCGAGAGGCAAGTAAGCTGCTTTTACAATAATCTGAAACCGAGCTAGATCTCCTTTAAGATCCACGCCGAGGCCTAGTGATGGACTAACAAGAACGGTAGGGTTCTGAGACTCCTCGTGTATTTTAAGAATCTCCTCGTTTTTATACATTTTATCTCTATATAAAAATCTATTATTAATAGTAGTACCGTTCTTAATAAAACTAGTTATGCTATTAGTATGAGTATGTATAATACCCTTCTCATCTTTATGTTTTGCACATATTGCATCAATCTGCTTTACAATAGAGGGTAAGGCTTTCTGTAAATTAGCGTGATTTAATTTATTTGTTTGTGAAATATAAATAGGTGCCTTCTTAGGATCAAAACCACTACCAGATTCAATATACTTATAATCGGTAATACCTAACGTTTTTGCAAGATTCTTATGGTCGATAATAGTAGCTGACATTAATAGTACCTTATCAGCATATTTAAAAATATAATTGGTTAATGTATTAACCTTAAGCGGTGTAAGCTTTATATTATCTCTATCTACTATCTGTACTACATATTCACATGTCTGCCACGTCTCATCAATAAGAGTTAACGTTCTATGTATATTTTTTAAATACTGTAGCTTACCCTTCTCACTCTGAGTTAGACCAGCCTTCTTCTTCATATTATTATGCAGATCGTTCGTATGCTCTGTTACATCTGCGCGTATTGTATTGATCCAAGTTCTAACGGTAGCTGGCGACGTAGATGATAGAGGAAAGATCTTAACCTTAAAAGATCGAAGCTTTTTGATATCAATAGTTGCTGAGAACTGCTTGACGATTTCGTCTTCTAGCTCAGACGCTTCATCGCAAATAATATAATCTCTATACTTAACATGGTTAGGTAGAGCAAGAAACATATTATAGTTTAATGCACTAAATTTACTTGTTAAAGAATTATTGCGCGCGTTATAATATGGGCAGATATTCTTCTTCCAGCAATCATCTCTTATATGTCTGGTATGTATACACGGCGCAGTATCGACATCGTAGTTTGGGTCAACTTCACATTGATAGTTTGATTTACCTTTAAGGATAGCAGTATCATCAAAAATACTTTTATACTGATCCTGCAATGTCTTTGTAATAGTTAACGCAAATGCACCTGCTGGTAATTCATCTTTGCACTCCTGCTCATATACAAACGAACCTGCTTGATCCATTTTATATGCTTCATATGTATTAACATAATCCTTGAATGTCGATGTAGGTTCATTTGAAACATTAGCTAGTGTTTTAGAGACAAAACTCTTACCGGAGCCTGTCGGAGCACTGCATATAACAAACTTACTACCACCAGTAAACGCAGCCTCTATTTGCTGTATAATATCAACCTGCTGCTCGTTTGGTTTAAACTTCTCCGGGAAATTAGCTAAAAAATGGCTTATCATATATAACCATAGTATATACTATACGGCAGATAAAACAAGCATTGAATTATATAGTTTTGATGCGGTGGTAGTATTCATTGCCTTCACCTTAAAATATAAGCTACTATCTAATAAAGTGAAATCTTCTATATTATAGGAGAAGTTAATATGGTCATCGTAAGCAGTATGATTATAAGGGTAAGGTATCTCATATATTTTATGGTCACCTTTGTCATTTTTTAACGTAAAGTTAAAGTGAAATTCCTTAAATCGAAACAATATCAACTTACCTTTTTTAAGAGTCTTACCATCTTTTAAATAAAAAATAACGTCCTTTAATAAGAACTTACTTATACTTTCCTCTATGCTTTCAATATTACTCATCGTCCCATAAATTGATTTTTTTCTTGTATAGTCATACTTGAAATATTATTGTTAAAGTACTCCCAGAAATCATTACTTGGAATAGTCTTAATTAAATCGCAGCTATCCATGCTGACCATTCGCCAGTCCTGCATAAAAATATCCCAAACTAATAATAGATTTTTACTTTCCGGGTTATATTTCGGTGCACCGGTGGGTGGTTTAAAGTTGAGAGTTGTTCGACCATTCACACTATTTAAGATACTGTAATCTAATGAACATAGCATCGTTCTGTAGAGTTGACCAGTTAACTCTGGACGTCTCTTTGTAAATCTAATCTCACATACATTACTTTGAAGTGTCTGCTTTAAACTGGCTAACCCAACTTTCATATATTATGTTTTTGATTTGCAGATCCCAAATAAACGCTGCTCATTTAAGAACATACCTTTCTTAATTCTACCATAACCTTCAACATCCATATTTGATACGGATGCTCCTTTATCATTAGGAAACATAACAATATCACCTTGCTTAGCATACTTAACTTCCGGTCCTGCAAGGACGACTTTTGCCTTTCGCCACGCCTTATTGAGTGAGTTAGTAGGTATAAAAATACCGCCACGCTTAATAGCATCTCCAGCTTCATCAGAAGCCTCATCAATAAATTCTACTAGTAGGATATCATCAAAGAGGAATGAGAGAATATATTCATCTCCCATTCCAAAATCTCCTTGACTGTGACCTTCGAGGTCAATTAAACTTCTTTTTGTTGCTAAAGTATCAATGCTTGCTTGTGCCATATATAAAGTTATTTAAACCTTATAATTTACAAATCAAGAGGAAGATTTTAACTGATCTGACATTTCTTTACTATGCTTATATTCTCGTTCGCTATAAAACTCTGGAATAATTTGCTTTTCTTCTTTACTTTTCTTTTCCTTTTTAGTTTTCTTAAGATAGTTTAGTTTCTTGAATCTCAATCTAGGAAATAATGAATAGATGTAGTCATACTGCGATAGCTTTTCATCAAATAAACTCCAGTACTTATTAGTAGTTTCATTTACGTATTCATTCATCTCTTTTGAATACATACTAGTCCATCTATTAACCATAAATAAATTGAATTGTGACTCGTCATCGCAATTCATATCTATTTTTTTCTTACTAAATAATAGACTATTTAAATATTGAAATATCGTCATAGATTAGTAAGCTCATTTTCTACCATTTCTTTAGCTTTCGAAAGGGATTTAGTTCTAGACACGAAGGAATTAATAGATTTTTCTTCAGTATGAGATTTATATCTCTGATACGACCATGCAGTGTCGCTTAGTAGCATGTTAAGTACTACTTTAATCTTATTTTCAATTTCTTCCATTATAGGTTAATCTTTGTAGTAGCGATAAACATATCATCGACCATCGCATAAAATAGATCAATAATATCTTTCATGAACTGCTCAGTCTGCTGATCAGTTAATTCAGTGCTATATGCAAAGTTAGGGGCTTTACGACCGGCATTAACATTAATACCTGTATGACCGATAGCTACATTATCTTTAGAGTATGTTATACTGACACTACACTTACCGACCTTCTGTAGAGTTCCATCACTACCTTCAAATTCATCATGTACCATTAAATCATCACCATCAACTTCGATAGGCTTCTTAAGATACTTAGAAGAAAGAACATTAGCAATCTGCGTATTAAGCAATCGCTGAAACGCTACTGCACCGACTTTACATAAATTAGGGATCTCCCAACAGAAGTTAATAGCATCATCACTATAAATATAATCACCCTGAAGCACATCTTCTTGGTCGATCATACCGTCAATACTAACATCCATCGGACACCTAAACGCAATAATATTACCAATAGGTAGGGTCTTATTACGAAAGTAATCGTAAGCAAACCGCTTATGAATTAATGGACCGTCATACACTTTAATATCTTTAATAATCATATAACCATATTATAGTATATGCAAAGCAAAGTATCAACTATTTATCATTATTTAACCCCACTTCGCATGTAGAGCGTCTTCAAGCCCATGCGTCATTTCATGAATATTACTGACAAGGCTATGACTAGCTGATACCTTATGAACTGCAACAGCATTTCCTATTAAACAATGTTTAAATCCCTCTCTGGAAATAAAATTACAATAATCATTATCCTGATACCAGAATGAAAAATTCTCATCCCACGCACCCATCCTGTTATATACTTCCATATTAAGACCTACACACCAACCTTTAACGAGCTTACCAACTGTGCTGCCTTCAATATTTTTATCCATTTTTGTCTCAGAGGGGCTGACTGAGTCATAGACATCTAACGATTTAAATAATTTTTCAATACATCCTTTATCATATATGACATCGTTATTTGATATAATAACCTTTTTACTATCTCTAATATGAGAGAATCCAATATTTAAAAATCTATTATAATTAAATTCTTCTTCTGGAAATATAAACTGAGCGGGTAGTTTAATATCTTTACTTTTGAGCTTTGAATTAGTTTCAACGACAACTACATCACAATCTGCATCAATAGATTCTATACACTCTTTAAGCATATTATAGTATGCCACATCTTTTGTATATGATAATATAAGAACAGTATTCATTTTATTATATTAATGATTTTAAATTTATATCATCAAAATAATCTTCGAGATAATAATCTAATTGCTTAAATTGAATTTCAGGTATATACAGATCATCAGCATCTGTAAACGTATGGCAGAAATCTAACTCCTTATACATTCCTTTCATATCAGGTGTTATTTGTTGAATAGGTATACTACCCACTTTTAATGCTTCATAAAATCTCAAATTTAAAAAATCTCCCGTACCAAGAGGATTTAAAATAAATTTATAGCTAGCTAGTTTTGTTAGGTATTCCTTATACGTAAATTTTCTATCTGTTACTACTATATCGACTGGTAGTGATTTATCAGCTGATATTTTATTAAGTAGCTGATATCTTCTAGAGTACGCATATGACGAGTTGTAAATCTTATCAGACTGACCTATAAAGAGTACCTTATTTTTCTTTTCTATGATATCGAATTCTAACTCTGTGTCACGTGAGAGTAACTGCTTATTGATAATCTGTTTACTAAGTTTGTTAGCATCATTTACGTCAGAAACTATTTGAGTAAGATTTTGTATTTGCGTTAACTTACGTTGATGGTCTTCATTCCATGGAAATTTACTACTGAATATCTTCTCGAAGTTAAAAACAACTGTCTTAATTTTATTTGAATTAACCTTGTTGATGAACGTATCATTTTTCCATATATCCACATTAGGTGCAAAATGCTCATCAACAATAAACAGCGTATTAATACTATCTAGGTCATGAACCGATCTTATATCAATAAAATTTTGATTAAAATAATTTTGTAATCCTAATCTAAAATTTTTAAATAAACTATGACCAACGATACTTAAATCATCAGTTGCTATAATTCCTATCATATAACATATTTACCATACTACATTCCATTATCAATAACACCCTGCCAATACTCGATACTCAAAGGACTCATATCATAATCTGATAATTTAATTTTATCTGCAGCATTATTTAAAAAATTAGCATCAACGGATGACCAGTCATCGATCGACAATATTGGCAAGCTTCTAAATTTTTCAAACCCTACGCAGCGCGGAACGACCGGTATAGTATTTAGATATAAGGCTTCCCATATTCTATGTGAATCATAACCTGAGCCGAACGGGCATATGCAGAATTTTGATTTTGAAAGCTCACTTAAGAACGTCTTATTATCCGTAGGAGGATCGCGAGGTATATTATTTGCCTCTAAGGCTCGCTCAATATATAAACGATTACCTGGGGATGTAGAACAATTGAAATTGTTATAAACTAACTTTGATTTAGTGTTCTGTTGATTTATAACCTCTAAAATATTATTAAAATCACCATGATCCCACTGCGAGTTTGCAACACCTATAGGTAACGGTACTAGTTTATTATGGTTATGATTTACATTCTGAGCATACCATTTTATAATTTTATCACTATTTAAAAAGTGATCATACTTACCGCTATCTATACCCCAATCTGAATTATGAGACATTAATATAATTGGATGTTCAATATACGGGAATACTCTCGTGAAAAATAAATCAAGAGCATGTGTATATACAAATAGCGATTTTGCATGTAATACTTTCTCTGGTATAGGTTCATCAGTTTTTAGTACTATATGTGCACAATTAGTATTAGGTAATTGAGCTTGCCAGAGATCCGGGTGTCTCTGATCTTCAAAAATGACCGTTAACTCTACTAACTCTTGTAATTTTTCACCTGATATATGCTTCATATTTACATCCATGAAGAAGACCACATATGAGTGCAGACGCTCTCATCTTGAATATATGCCGTATAATCGTTACCTAAGGATCTAGATCGCTGAAAATTTGGAAAAGGATAAAAGAACGAACATGGAAAAGCTACCACATTTTCAATGTCTATATTTTGAAATAATCGCCGTGTAGCAAACCATGGCCCGGTCACATTAAGAACATCTCCGTTAATACAACTATCTAAGACTAAGAGAGATTCTAAAAATTTAGACTTAGGAATACACCCAATCAAGCCGTTGAAGAGAGTGGGTTCTTTATCATACGCAATGCCTATGAATGAGTCGAGACTTAAAAATTTGTTAAAATTGGTATGCATAATAAAGTCGGTATCTATGTATACACCACCATATTCAAAGAGAACGGCATATCTAATAAGATCTGATTGCTTAGCTATACCACTTCTTGCCTTACCTACTTTCGTATATAGGTCTTTATCTAAATATTTTAACTGGTTAATATTATCATTACCCCACATCATATACTGCCAGTCCGATTGTAAACTCGAGCGTACATCTGCAGTAAGTTTAGTTTCGAGGTCAGGCATCTTCGGACCGATCCAGACTTGATGTATTATTTTAGGTATACTATCTTTAGAGTCACCGCTCGATTTAAAATCGTTATATCTATTAATTAAAACATCCCATTTATCTGCTCTTTCTTTAGACTTATAATCTAAAGAAAACTTCATAGATTCATCAAATTCTGGTAACATATCCTTCATTTAATCTTTTGTAAAAATACAGTTATTATTATGAATTCCTTTATAGGTAAATCCTAGTTTTAATAGTTTATTTTTAATATATTGCTGCCCCTTAATACCTAATAAATTTATATTTTCATGGTTTTCATAGCAGCTTTCTGTATTAAACTCCCAGCTTTCGTGTATAATATTCTTTATATCAATCTTTGTAAAGTCAATACTATCTAAAATAGTAAAATCATAACCCTCAGTATCTATCATAAGTAATTCGATTTCAGTTATAGCTTCTTCCTGACATATAATATTAAAATTATATGTCGTTACAGGGTAACCGGTTAACTTATTACCATCCCAATCTTGCATTGGTATAAGAGTAGAGTGAGCTTTCCGGGCTTTATTATTATCAGGGAGATAGATGGTAGAGTGCTTATTATGATCTATATCCACCACACCATTAATTAGTTTTTTGTTAATATTTAAGTAACTTTTTTCAATAGATTCGTTAAACTCCTGCCAGGGTTCAACTAACACTACAAAGGAAGGTGTATGTTTACTTACTAATTCCCTAAATTCATCTACACCAGTGTTTGTACCTATCTGAAAAAAAACTTTATTATGATTTATATTAAGATACTTTTGCATTTTATACAATATATTTACGAGATGTATTATTAAAATCAAAATATAAATCTATATCATCTCTACCTGGTTCAACCGGCCACCAATCTAACCCTGTTTTATATGGAAATATTATATTTTTATGATTACCTAGAAAAGCTGCCCACCACGAAAAACTAGATTGTGAAATAGCTATATTTTCACTATACATCAGTGTATTTAAATCCTGCATACCTCTACTATCACTACAGACTTTAAAAGTATCAACCACACCCTCTGTATTAAGCATACAACCATCATCAACGAGCCTTTTTACGGTTTCGCAATTTGAGTTATCAGTAACAATTGTTACCCTATCAAATTTACTGCTAGTAATTAAGCTTTTATAAAAATCGTAGCCTAAAAATGCTTTAACTAAAGTATAATCAGTTTCTCTAATATGAACTACCAGGTCGCCCCTATTAATTATATCCGATTTTATATTGAACAGTGCTCTCAGCTCGTCTCTATAATCCACATACAAGCTGCTTTTTTGTAAAAATGAATTAACAATTATATCTCCATCATGATTGATTAGAGATTCCATGTCTACATATTGGTCGCCAAAACTTCTTGTAGTAATAGGTTTATTAGGCCTACTCGTATATAGATTTTCTTTAATATTAAAGTTAGGTAAGTCACCGTAAAAGAATTCGCAGTTTTTAAGTTTAGATAATATATACCCAAACGCATATTGAAACATTCTATTACCCATCCTACCAGCCGGGTCATACTGTACTATAACACTCATAAGTTATGCTGTATATACTCCCTAAAATTCTGCTTTTTAAATTTATTATATGCTTGTAAGCATTTTTCTCTCATAGCTACATGATCTAGAGATGAGAGTAGGTCGTTTAATTTATTATTATCCAAATTACTAACCTCTCGTTCAGGTATTTGCACTATAGTATTACCCCAATCCCAGTCCGGCAAAGCCCATTCATCACTCATTAAGATAGGTATTGTCCCGGCTGATAAACACTCCCAGAATCTTACAGCAGAAGGAGATGAACCTCGTGGGCATAAACTAAAGATAGAACGCTCTAACATATCTTTATACTCCTCTTCTTCCTTTTCTTTATCTTGATTTAAATCTTCTACATGGTAGGTATCACGATATATAAATGTATCACCTATAATATTTTTCTTTAATAAACCTCTAATTGGGTGAGTTGTATATGCTCCCATAAACGATACTAATATATTCTTCTTGACATTATGATCAAAGATATCATTGAACGCAAAGGATATAGGTATCAGATCGATGCCTTGCATAGTATCATTTACACTATGTAACGTGCAGAATACTTTTGTGATATTCAAATGCTTAAAGTATAGTTCGAGCTGCTTGAAGCTATCATGCTGACATACTGTAAAGTTATTCTCTGTCTGTATTTTATAATTGCTTAACTCTTTTAGAAAGGAATTACGACCTATATTACCGGGGAATCTCAACCAGTGACTGTTTAGAATCTGAGTCCATGGCACTGCAACATAGTTTGATACATCAGTAAGAGTCTTGTAGCATTCATACTCTGTTGGAAACTTTTCGTATTTAAAAATATCCTCAAAAAAACTAATCATGATTTAAATGTATTGTATGTAGAAATGTACCTTGAAAAACCTGCAGGGTTTAAATACTGCTCATATATATATCTACTATATTTTTGAATATCTATATATGAAGCCTCATCGATATTATTCCACCATTTTTTTATATCGTGATTAATATTTTTAGGTGTTGTAATAATAAATCTATTCCAGTCGATTATATTACTACAAGGTAACGATATATCGGTATCAATTATAATCGGAATCTTACCGCAAGATAACGCTTCATATAATCTATATGAGAAGTTACCAGCGCCTCTGCAGCATAGGACCATATCACTACTCTTCATATTGCCTATATACTCTCTACGTAGATCAGAATTATGTGGATTACCTCCCCAGAACGAACTTCTGATAATAAAATTTGTATCAATATCTGCATTATTTTCTAGAATTCTAACACAATTAGATCTAGTTGAATGTGTTAACGCTCCGCAGAAGCTAACTACCGGTTTTGATCTAAGTGGTCGTATATCGGATACTCCAAAATCGCAACTCCAAGCCGGCATAGGAAACTCATTAAGCTTCTGCTTAGATTTATTAATAGATGTTCTGAATACATAAACATTATCTGGCAAGGTGTCACTGATAGGCTTATCATTATCATCATTAAAAAACGCTAATATTGGCTTATGGTTATATCCTTGAACTTGCTGTACAAACGATATAATATCACCACAATATTTGTCATGATATATAATAAAATCCGCCTCTTCGATTGAAGTATACTCAACATTAGATTTAATGCTTTCTGCCCATTTGTTACCAATAAAGTCTTTATCTGTACCTATAACGTCTTTACTATACAGAGGCAGTAATAAGAATTTCTCCGACTTAAAGTCCTCAAGATCTAGTTTTGATTTATCGTACCAAATTTTCATAATTAGCTTTTATCAATTGCATTAATTTTAACTTATTATCGACACCTTGCACATAATTACCGTGATGTAAAAGCATATTAGCGGGTGGTATTATATTAGTATCATTATCCCATACATGTGTACCGTCTAAATTATTAAAGAAATTACCTATAGTGTAATACTTCTCTTTATCTAGAAGCTTAAAATTGACCATACCTTTATGATGATTCAAAGCAACTTGATCATTTACTAATGTAGTGAATGTTTTATATATCTTCTCGAATAAATTTCTAACATTATCATTACCTTTTGCGATAAAAAACCCAGCGCATAGTGTACCGCAATCTTCTTGACATGCAATATCATAACCTTGTACACTCTCAACTAAATCATCTAAAAATCTACCATAATAATATATATCTACATCAGAAAAGATAAAATAATCATCTTCGTTTTCATCTATAGCTTGTAAAATCACCTGAAGCTTGTATTTCATTGATTCAAGCCAACCTTGCTCCATAAACTTACCGGCCTGGGTTGTCTGCCTATGACAAGCGGATCTTATAACCAGTTCATCTTCCGTATATAGATCTCTAATCGATTTTTTAAAATAGTTTTCATATAAGTCTTTATGAGAGTCACTATAATGTGTGTATATTTTCATCTTTTAATTATATCCTCTAATATCTTTAACTCCCTCTGCATTACAGGTGTTAACTTTCTCTTAAACAAATCATTATTATCCCATATACCTACTCGAGTTTCTTCCAATCTCTCTGACGTTGCATCTTTAGTACCTCCTTCAGAAAAATGTAAATGCTTTATCATGATATCATGGTAATATATTTTTCGACCTAATGTACTGAAAAGAGTATCTAGATATGTATCCTGGAATATATTAGGTTCTTCAGTTTGAACATATCTACCAACAGCATCCACATAATCTCTATGTATAAATGAATTAACAGCTAACGGCTCAACGGTGGCATATTTATTACCTGGGCCCCTCATACCATCGTTGCAGTGTACGAGATAGATGTTATCTCTCTGCTCCTTAAACGTCTCAATAATTTTTTTATCCCAGTCATTTGTCTTGAAGATCATATCATCACCTACCATAGCAATAATATCACCAGTGCATTCTGCAGCCATCTTATTCCATAGACCTGAAAGGCCTTCTTCTTTAAACAGCTTACTCTTAAAAACTATAAGAGTTACAAAATCTAGATTACCGGCAATTCGTTTATACGAGTCAATTTTTGGGTCATCATCATCAACTCCTAAAATTATTTCAACATTATTAATATTATTAACAGTAGCAAAAACGCTGCTTGTAAAGGTAATAAACTTATTTAGCCTCTCGCGGCTAGGGCATAGTAGAGAGATTTTCATTTTTTAATTTTCTTGAGAAACTTAACAATATCATTAATACTAGTATCCGGTACGGCATTCTGCCAAGCTGGCATATAGCCGTGCTTCTTATGAAAAATATATGCACTATCAATTATCTTCTGTTTCCAGTCATCTCCTCTTCTTATTGAAGATGACTCTTCACTACAAGCTTGCTCTTCAATAAAATCACAGCTATTAGCTAAATCGGTCCACCACCAGTAAGGTGTACTGTAACCGGATTTTGCTAATCTATATGAATGCTCTACATGCTCAAAGTTATTTTTATCGAAATCTTCGTCAAAAAAGCCTACATCTTCTAAAGATTCCTTCGTATAGAAACATACTGCTCCAACTGAATGTTGATTTAAAGCAATTCTAACATCACCGTAATCAATTATCTTTCTTGGCTTTGGTTCCCCTTTACTAATATTACCTTTATTAGCTGGTCCATGGTAAGCAAAGGACATATGCTGTATACCGGTAATTGCACTAGCTTTAATATATTCATCAAAAGCATTTCCCTTAAATCTCATATCATCTTCTACTAGGAAAATATAATCGCAATCTCTGCTCAATAGCTCTTTAAGCGCTTTATTCTTACTCTTACACACACCTATATTCTGCTCATTATTGACTACCTCGCATTCATAGAATGTTGTAATGGGCTTATCACCGTCATTAATAATAATTATTTCGTCATACCACTCAGGCATAATACTCTTAAAGCAGTTTTCTAGAAACTCATTTCTATTACATGTTATAATACCTATACCAATCTTTGACATTATATATAATTTATAATAAATAATTAATATGGCCAGCGTAGAAGTAAGTATAAACCAGTTACCGGTAACAAATCAAATCACAGATGGTGATTTTTTAATCATCCAGACTCCTAATGCAACAAATCGATTAGATTTTAGTGATTTTGTAGTAGGTTTAGAGAATACAACTTTCTCAAACACTATCATTAACAATACAACTGACATTCAAGCTCTGTCAACTGATGTTGTAACAAATACAACAAATATTGAAGCTCTGTCAACTGATGTTGTAACAAATACAACAAATATTGAATCTCTATCAAGTACCTTATATGAAAGTGCACCAGACGCGAACATCGGTCAATCTACACATTTAATACCTATAGTTATAGGTGGTGTAAATTACGCTATAATGTTATCGGCTACTAGCTAGTAACTTCACCATCTGCCCCGAGTACTTGCTTAATCTGCTCTCTTTCGTGCGCTAGCGCCTGCGCAAGATCTTTAGCTTCAATCTGCGATTCAATCAAATTCTGCATCGCTTGGGCATCGGAATCTAATAACTGACCATCTGACGGATTAATTAGCTCATTTAAACTCTCCGCAGTACCGCCGATTAGATCACCATCAACATCCAAGTATTGTTTAATCATAGCAATTCGAGTTTGACGGTCACCGAAGACTTCAATCCAACCCGGGGCATCATCCTTCGGAAAGAAAGGATTAGTTCCGTTATTTTCATGATGCTGTGCACCAATCATCTTAAAAATATTATCAATTTCCTTAATATAAACTGAATCAACTTCACGTATACCATCCTTTTCAATCTTAACTGGAGCTGCTTTGGTGATAGGAGTAAAGAATATAATATCTAAATGCTTCATGCTTTCACATACCAACGGTATACACTTATCAATAAACTCTTTATCAATATCACCAACGCCTTTTTCAAAGCACCATAGTGAATAGATTAAATTATCAATAGGGCATCTGTCCATAATAACATAATCTTCTGACTTAAACGTCTGCATTTCATCAATCATATGATTGAGAATTTTCCATTGAGTGTCTTTAGTCGCTTTCTTACTATGAGGTAGTTTTTCTGCAATTAACTTATCACGATATGTCGTACTCTCGGTACGGTAATTTGACCATTCCTGTAAAAAGTCATTGATTAAAGTTGTTTTTCCTTGATTACCTGTACCACTAATTGCAATTCTCATATTATTATTTTATACCATAAACTTGATTTTTCAAGAGCTCAATCTATAATTATTGTATGATAGTTTTTAACGAAGAGAAGCACACTTATGTAAATACAGATACCGGTAAGCATCTTATATCTGCAACTACCCTTATAGGTAAATATAAACCAAAGTTTGATTCAATCGGTAATGCTACTCGAGTAGCTAAAAGAGAAGGCGTATCGGTAGATTTTATTCTCGGTGAATGGACAAAGGAAAAAAACCGAGCTTGTGATTATGGTACTAGTATTCACAAGGTAATGGAAGATTATCTAGGGGATGGTATAGAAGAAGAGGAATATAGTTCTCTATATACATCATATAGAAAATGGGAAGATATGTTTAAGAAGTTTCCAGATCTCACATGTGAGATGAGGCTTAATAATATCGATATGAATATTGCCGGTACAGCTGACTTAGTTTATGAAAATAAAAAATACTTCTATGTTGGTGATTTTAAGACAAATAAAGCTTTTAGATTTTACAGTGAATATAATGAATTCTTTAAAGCTCCTGTTGATCATTTAGGTGTATGTGAATTTAATACATACTGCTTACAACTTTCCTTATACGCTTATCTCTATGAAATCAGTAGTGGTAAAAAATGTAGTGGTCTGGTTATATTCTTTAAGAATAAAAATGATACCTGGTACCCTATTAGATTAAACTATATGAAGAATGAGATTATTGCTCTAATTGAAGATTACAATAATCCCAGTTAACAACTTTTAAGAATTGCTTAATATACTTCTCTCTATCTGGCCCATATTTCTTGTAATATGCATGCTCCCAGACGTCTATACCTAAAATAGGGGTACCTAAATCAAACATAAGAGGGTTATCTTGGTTATCAGTTTGAATTATCTTTAGGTTATTACCTTTTTTGACGAGCCATACCCAACCTGAACCAAAGTGTGACTTTGCTTGTTCGGTAAATTCTTTATAGAAGTTGTCAGTAGTTTTATACTTCTTCTCGATTGCATCTTTAATATTACCCCCAATTGAATGCTTATTAGGTGTCATCATGTTCCAGAAGAGTTGATGATTATAAGCTCCACCAGCATTATTACGGATTGCTGGTTTTTTATTGGCAGCTTTTTTGACTAACTCCTCTAAAGGAGGCCGGCTAGCTCCCATAGCATCATTTAACTTTTTTACATAACCCTTATAATGCTTATTATAGTGGAGCTTCATTGTCTCCTCATCAATATAAGGTTCTAATGCATTAAACGTATAAGGTAGCTGTATCGGTTTATACCCGCCTATCCCCTCTAAAATTAAATCTGCTATTTTATCATATTTCATTTTTTACTGCCTTTCATATTTGCGCACCAGTGGTACATCTTACTTTTTTCACCGCTGTATTTTTTAGCTTTTTTCCGGAGTTCAGTTACTGAACCTTTACAGCTAGCTCCTGCTTTCTTAACTCTACCCGGCCTACTCTTGCCCTTCTTCTTACCATCGGCGTAATTTTCTAAAAAAAACTGTATAAATGAATTCATTTTTTAAAACGTAACAAATCTATGTAAGCTTTCTTACTTAGGTTTAAGTTATATATTCTATTTATATCAACAAACCTGAAGCCTACATGCTCGTGACTTAATTTTATAAATCTAGATTTGAGTTTACTATAAAAAATTATCCTGTTCGGTTTTTTGCTGATAATACGTACTGGTACCATATCTAAACCTGTCTCTTCTTTAAATTCACGCTTCGCGCCTGTTAATATATCCTCACCTACCTTAATATGACCACCTGGTAGTTCGTATGTACCATCTTTATTCTGTAAGAGTAGTAATTTACCTGTATAAATCGCTATAGTTTTAGCTGAAATGATCGAGTCACTAGGTGCGCGTGCACTTTCTTTAGTATAATTAGATAAAGGCATATAAGTATTAATAAATATTTATGACATGTTTGGACTTATTACAATGCTACTTAGTACTCTTGGCGCAACCGGGATGGGATCAACCCTTAAAATCATTGCCGGTATTTTTGACCGTATCGGTGCTGCAAAAGAATCTAGAGAAAAACGTGAAATACTCAGAGAAATGGACTTACGTAAAGCTGATGTTGAATTTCAAAAAGCAGTTTTTGGTGAAGCTAATGCAGATAACAGTGCTTTTACTCGTGGTACTCGGCGGCTTATTGCTCTTATCGGGATGCTCAACTTCTTCGTCATCTCGGTCCTCTGTACAATCTGGCCAGGGGTCGAGCTCCTCACCTTTAACCCACCAGAGAATAAAGATTATTTCTCCTTCCTCTTCGGTCTCATCAAAATACCTATGGGATCAGAAACCGTTGTGGCAATTACAACAGGTCATATCGCCTTAATATCAATAACAATGTTGGGTGCTATTATTGGATTCTATTTTACACCTGGTGGTAGAAAATAAAAAACCCCCAGCACCGCAGCACTGAGGGGCTTAGAAGCTTCAAAAAAGACAACCTTCTAAGGGATTAAAAAAGAAATTTACTTTTTTGTTGTTCGCTTTTTTGTCTTTTTTACCTTAGCTGCTAATTCCTTAGCTTCAGCTTCAGCTTTAGCAGCTAAGTCTAGAGCATCTTTAACGATTTGCTCAGACTTTGCAGCATTATTGCGGAATGTAAGTGCACCGGTAATAAAACCAGCAACGAAGATTAATAATGTAACTAGGATATCCATAAGATAATTATTTAATCTAAAATATATCCATATTCAACAATAAATAATAATATGGATAAAACGGATTTTAAAAAACTCTCTAAAATTGAGTTAGAAGAGTTAGGTAGAACTAAAGGAGTTGAGTTAGATAGAAGGCTTACTAAATCAAAACTAGTTAGTCAAATAGTTGGCTTATTTAAGACCTCGAAACCTGAAGTAACAAAGCGACTTACGTACCGCGAACGTTACCTGCAGGAAAAGAGTAAGTAATTGAGTAGATTTTAATAAATAATAATATGAGCATTCTATCTTTTAACAATCAAGGCGACTTTTCCGGTAATTTAGATATTGACGGTTTTAACGTTGCAACGTTTAGTAACGGTCTTACAGTAGATCAACAAAAATCAGCGCTAGCTTTCGATGGTAATACTAGTTTTGAAACTACAACTGCAGTACCTGCATCCGGTACTTTCGAGGGAGCTATATATACAATGGATATTGACCAAGGATATAGTGGTCAAGTATTTGCTATCATTAATAAAGATAGACTTTCAACACAATTTACATTTAATTCCGCTGTAGAAGGTCAAACATTTGGCGCGGTAAGTTATGATAGTACAGGACCCGAGATTCGCAGATTATACGCTCTCGGTTACGTTTAACCGACAATTTGCAGACATTAAAAAGCCGTAATTTAAATTACGGCTTTTTTTTACTTTTTAGATTTTGAATCACTCGTCTTCCAGTAATACTCATCAGTATCACCAAGACGGTATTGATAACCATTTTCAACCTGATAGTATTCAGTACTTACTTTAAAGTCAGGCATCTTCGGCTCAGGAGGTGTAAGAGAATTATCATAAACTCTCATCCTATTATTAGGGTATAATGCATATTGTCCATTCTCAAGCTCAATACAATTAAACGATTTATGTTCTTCTGGTACTTCTGCAGTTGAATAATCAATATTATCTGGATCAGAGTGATAATTATCTAATGTAAACATATACGTACCTTTTAGTACTTCATAGCTCCGAGTAAAAACTTCAAAGTCCATAGATCCTATAAACTGTTTAAATATTGCTGTAACCCCATAATCCATACAATTCCAAAACTGTAAATCTTGCAATGGTAGATCTGGTGATGGAGTTTCAGGAGATGATACAAACGCTGAAATAGGCAGCTTATCATACAATGCACCATACTCTGGTAGATATGTTTCAAAATAGAAAGCTCTACCAGGTAGTGATTTAGCACTAACCCAGTGGCCTTCAACGAATTCTCCATGACCTTCCTTACCATCATGCAGGTATTCTTTACGGATATATACCTTTGTACTAGGTAAGTTGCATATTAATTCACTCATAATCTAGACTTTCAAAGCCATATCCCAGATTACTAACTGCAATCTCGGGCTAAACTTAAGAGTATGTTTCTTGCATAACTCAGCTACCATCGCAGATTTTGCAGTATGCTCTTCACGACTACCACAGCAAGGCATCAACCATACCCTCTCCCTACTCACTAAACCATTATCGATATACTTCTCAAATAGTTCCTTTTCATCATCTTCACTATTAACGACAAACTTAAAGCATGAACCTAGTTCGTTATGGTATTTTAATACTGCAGGTTTATATCTAAGCTTTTCTGCATCACCATTATTACTCATCTTAGGAGATACGGTAAAAGTTGCTTTATATATTGAAGCCCATTCAGGTAAAGGCATTAGAGATCCATTCGTTTCAAAATCAATACGAGGAGAAAAATTAAATCTATCTATAAACGATACCAACCAACTCATCAACCTCTTCTGCTGCAGCAAAGGTTCTCCACCGGTAATCTTTAATATAGCACCGTCCTTAAGATTCTGAACAAAACCATTATTCTCATAGAAGTTATTAAGCTCATCATATGTATATCGATTCTTAACTGACCAAGATACAAACGAATCACAACCATGAGGTGAATCTTCAGATGCGAAACCTTTACATGTAAGATTACACATCGATAATCTCATAAATACAGAAGGCTCTCCTATAAATTTACCTTCACCTTCAATAGTATAAAAGACGTGATCGTCACTTAAGCTTAGAGTTTTATTTAAATCTACCATATGCTATATTATACTATAGTTCCGACTCAAATCAAGTTTAATAATCATTATATATTTAACTTCTACCGAGTAATTCTTTCATTGCTTGTTCAAAATCGACAGGTTGAATATCAATGATCGGCTCTGGCTGAGTTTCTTCAGGTTTTGTAGAAGGTATAACTGCCTGTTGCATCTGACCGAAAACATTATTTTCTAATTCTATAGATTTCGGGTCTCTTTCACGTGTCGGTAAATTACCAGATGAGCCAGACATTCCTATAGATGATTTATTAACATTATTCGAATATATATCACCAAGATTCATTATAAATTATTTATTACCCCATGATGTACCGGCAAATGGGTCTCCCATACCGCCAGTTACTTTACTGTATAATGGTGGCTTATTAGGCTCTTCAGCTGCAGCTTCTATTACCGGTTTAGACTCTTCTACAGGTACTTCAACTATAGAATTTTCAATAACTGCAGTTGCTGTCTTAACTTCATCTTGTAGGTTTAATGTAATATCACCTAAACTTTCTTCATAAATAGCGCTATTACCTTCGTGTTCCCATACTTCAACTTTAATAACTCTTACACGGTTATTAGTCTGCTCTGTTACGAACTTATTTGTTGTATCGTATACCCATTCAGCAGTTCTTTCAATACCAACACCCTTCTCAGCAATACGAAGATCGATCATACCCTTTCCAGACATCAACTTAAATGTATCTAATTCAGGATCATCAGCTGCTACTACTGTTGTATGATCAAATTGCTTCTCGAGAAGCTTTTTAATATCTCTACAGCCTCCAAAATCATATATCCAATTTTTGTCATCTAATGCATCTGATGTAAACCATAATTTACACTGTAGACGGTAACCATGAATTAATTTACAATGACTATCTGCTCTCCATTGCCGAAAAGCTGTACTACCCATAGGAATGATTTTAGTTGATATATATCTCATACGTATATTATGAAGTATATATCTAATTAATCAACAGTCTAAAAAAATAAGTTGATTTATGTTATACCCACTTTAGAATACCTATAGGTGAAAGGGAGGAGGGTATTAATTATATATTTTTTAATTAATTAGCAGATTGCGGTGTAGTTTCAGATGTAGGGGATGGGTTGTTGTTCGCTTCAGCTTCTTTAATATCAGCTTCTGTTGCATCGACGGAATCTTTATAACTAATTACATACTTTCCTGATGTTTTTAAATCTTTTAATATTTTAAACTTTTTGTATGCTTTATCTTCTTCTGGTCTCCATAACACATGTTTCATATCTGTTAAAGGCATAACATCTGTTTTACCAATAGGGAATTCACCCTTACTGTAATTAATACCGGCTTTAGCTTCATTAGAGGTACTTAGAGTATATAACTTTTCTTGACCATTCCATTGAAAATTCACACCTTCAGTCGTTATATCATTAATAAGCTGATTTTCGTTACCATATGCATATACAATACCAGAGGTTTTTTCCGGGGACTTAAATTCATTATCAGGTGTCTGTAGCAAGTATGTCAAATATTTAATATCCTTGCTTTTTAACATATCAGCAATTGCAGGTTGGAGTGGTTTTAAGGTCCACTGTATACCCTTTTCACCAAAACTAGTTCTACCAGCTAATTCGAATATATTACCTGCAAAAGAATCTAATCCACCTGCAGGTCCTTCTGGTTCTCCCGCTGGATCTGGTTCTTCAAATTCAATTTTATCACCCGGATATATATCCTTAATTCCTCGTACAATTTTTTCAGCTTTTTCTTCGCCTAGAGATTTAATCCAATCATCCCGCGTAGATTCTTCAAAGTTAAATTCTTGTTCTTCAGCATCCTCCACACTAGCACCAGATAAGCCCTCCTTAGAGTCATGAGCTTTAAAGGTGAAGGGTATATCTGAGTAGTATTGCTTAACGGCCTTTAAAAACGTAGGTACTCCTTTGGATATCCATACGATTCGCCTATCAACAACCTTCTTACCGGTATCCGGGTCAGTTAATTTCATTTCAGTATCTAAACCTAAAACATCTTTAAGTACATCCCATACGCGTTGATTTTTTGATTTACCTCCCTCATTACCAGCCATTTGCTCAATATTTTTAAACCCACCTGTCTTATCTCTATCCAGTGAAACTTGAGCTTCATTTATTCTTTTAATAAAATAACCCGGTAATGTTGATTCATTTGCCTCTGAAGCTTCTGGTGACTCTGCAGTGTTGCCTGATGTATCTTGACCATATGTATTTATTTTAGCAGCAACATCGCCTTCAAGTCTAATTCTATTATACCCACTTTTACCAAAATAACCTACCTTATCTATACTCTTATCAAGTTGTTTATCTAGTACTTTCTGCAGGGCATCGTTAATATCCCATTTACCCTGACCGACGTCGCCTATCTTTTTTGCTAAATTAGTCGCTTTCTGGGTAGCACTTACAACTTTATTTAAAAACCCACCTTTTTTTACTGTCGCTGATCCTTTAGGTGCAATTGCTTCATCAGTACTAGCTTGATCAACAGATTCAGGTGTCGCTTCCTGTATTAGACTTAAAAAGTTACTCATAATTAATATTATTTATTGACTTTATGGCCATATACTATATAATTGATGTATGTCAGATAAAAGTAAAAACTATGAATGGTTAGGCGAAGATGATGAACTTACAGGTGAAAAGGATGTTGTCGCGAAAGAAATTATGGGTGAAGAGTTTAGTAAAGGCTATTTTCCTCCTATTAGAGTATATGATGATAATGTTAAGACGGATAAGAAATATATCTCATCATTACCTGATCTTCAGAACGGACCTTCCAGTTTAATTCAAGGTGCATCGGTACCTATTCAACAAGTAGGTATTCATAACTTTAGACTACCGTTAACTTATAAGAAGAGAGATGGTAAGACTGTTGAGTTAGAGACGAGCGTTACTGGCAGCGTTAGTCTCGAAGCTCATAAGAAGGGTATTAATATGTCTCGTATTATGAGAAGCTTTTATGATCATAAAGATGAGGTATTTAGCATGGGCAAGATCAAAGATGTATTGGAAACATATAAGAATAATCTCAATGTATTTGATTCACGTATTATGCTTAAGATCTCATATCCTATTAAGCAACAGAGTTTACGTAGCGGTCTAGAAGGCTTTCAGTATTACGATGTGGTGTTTGAAGGCGATCTAACTAAAGAAGGCGAATTTAAAAAGTACATTCACTTCGATTTCGTCTATTCATCAGCATGCCCTTGCAGCTTTGAATTAAGTGAGCATGCTGAGAAGTATCGTAATAGAGCTACAGTACCACATAGTCAACGAAGTGTAGCGCGTGTTAGCGTGAAGTTTGACGATATGCTTTGGGTAGAAGATCTTCAAGAACTATGCTTAGCAGCTCTTCAAACTGAAACTCAAGTAATGGTTAAGCGTGAAGATGAGCAGGCATTTGCTGAGAAGAACGGAGCTTATCTTAAGTTCGTAGAGGATGCAGTTAGACTTCTCTACGAGAAGCTTAATAATGAATCACGCATTAAAGACTTTAAGATTGTAGCTTCGCATAATGAGAGCTTACATAGTCATAATGCTATATCAGTTATTGTAAAGGGCGTACAAGGCGGCTTCTCAGCTGGAGTAGCCAGAGATGTATTTGAATCGACCGGGTTGAGGTAGTTTAAATATATAACAATATTACAAAACTGTTAGTGAGAGCTAACAGTTTTTTTATGTTTAATCTAGATTACCTTCAGCGCTTACATCGATTAAACCACCAAGTTGCTCGATGAAGTCTTTACCTACAAGTATCTTATATTCGTTTTCTTCTCTATCGCCGATTGAGAATTTAGTTTTAGGGTAAACTTCATCACCGATTTCAATATCAAACTCTACCACCGGTCTCTCTTCGATATTACCTGAACCAATATTAATATCAATAAATTCAATAACACGCTTTTTTATAGTCTTACCATCTACTGTTTCAAAAGTAACATGAGACCTACCTTCATAGCCGTCATCGAGACCGCTATATTGTAAATTTACACCATGTAAGACATTATAAGCCCCATTGCCGCTATCAACTTTAGCTTCAATGGGACCTAATTCTTTAAATGTTATAGTTTCAATCAACCCGAGTGGTTGAGTTGATTCAAAAAATTGTTTAAAAGTAATCACATTATTATTTATGCTTTACCTTCATTCTTTATATCCTGAATTTGCTTTCTAATATCTTTACATAATTTAGCAATTTCAAGCAATGACTTCCGCGCGCGAGTTGCAGCAGCCTTATTACCTTTTTCGAGAAAAAGCTCTACATCAGTAGAGAAATGCTCGAAGTATACCTTAATGTCACTATTACTTTCTTTTATATCACTCATAGAACGTACTTATTTGCTTTCTTAACAATATCAAATGTTTTTTTCCATAAACCCGAGTATTCGCAGTTTTTAAATTCCTTTAACCACGGACCCCCTTCAGTATAATGCAACGCTAAGGGATAACCGTCATCAGGTTCGGTATACCAGTTAACTAACCAGTTCCATTGTAACGGTAGTGACCCTATCTCTGCATCGTCTAACCATTTAAATCTATGCAAAAAGGCTCCTGACTGATTATTAATAGTGGTTGGTGTAAGAGTTTTATTTTTAGGGTGCTCATTATTGATAATCATTAAACTACTCCAGTTTTTACGGGGCCATGCAGCCTGTATCTTGCCGCCCATCTTGACTGATTCTTTTGGCTTATAATCATGTTGACAACACTGCAGTGCATACTCGGGGTTGTACAAATCTAATAACTTATCAATTGACTCTAATAGTAAGAAATCTCCATCTAGGAAAATACTTATACCCTTAAAGTCACTAAGATAAGGTGCGAAAAATCTCGCGAAAGCAAATTGCGTTGATTCATATTGATCTTTTTTTCTATTATACTCTTTAACCGTATTGTAATTGATAGGGTGTATATTAATATTATACTTCTTATTTTTTTCAAGTATACTGTATTTACATACATCAAACGCCTCTAAATGCGGCTCATCGAGACCTATATATATATTTATTTTATCTTCCATAATTATTAAATCTCTTAGTTAACTACAGTGAATATATCGTTTCATCCATTAGCATGCGCTTAAGATACAACTTTTCATATAGATAAGGATGGCAGTTAGCTACATCTCTATTATGATCACTCTTCCAATACCACCCAGTCTTAAAGAAATCAAAACCTGTAACGGTTATTTTACTATCTGGAAATAGCTTCATTATTAGAAAAATTGTTTTAAAGCCGAGTGAGAAATTAACTTCACCACTCTTAAAGGGAGGGTTTATATCCTTAAAGCTATTCCATATATAGTGGTAGTCATCCTGTGTATCAATATATAATATATTACCCAGTAAATCCTTGAAATCTCTATTAATAAAGAGTGCATCCTCTTTATATTTTTCCTTATAATAAAACGGTACACATATTATAGTTTTTGTTTTTGCTAATCTATCTCTATTTAATTTCCAGTGTGATGTCGATATTATATCAGTCCTTGTACCGATATAATCTTCATAGCCATCCATTTCAAATCGACCCAATCTTACGACCTTATTAAATTCGTCTACACGTTTGCCGTTTTTTTTATCAAGTACACTACACCCATTACCGATTATGATTATATTATCCATTATCTAGATATATTAATATTATGTTCATATGTTGTTAACTCGGATTATCGAGTTTAAAATAGTTTGTATATTTACCACCTACCTTTTCACCGTTTATATTACATTTATTACAAGCTGTCAAATCTCTCTTACCTCTTCTTAGGTGTTCCCGGTATTTGTTTAGGAGAGGAGACTCCCATATTTCTTTTAATGTATGGGTGTTGATGTTAAGCTTACTCTTTGTAAGCTTAAACCAATCCTCGCAGCATACTATCAGGTCACCGTTCCAATCAATAAAGAGTTTATAAAATGGTAGGTAGCATTTATTATGTATATTATTCTTTAGCAGCTCTGTATTGACTTTTACAGCGCCTGCTCTGCTTGTAAATCCGTCAAGGTCCGTTGACGTATAGTAGCTCTTTCTCAATGTAAAGCTCTTAGTATTATAACCCTTAAACATATCTACAAATCTTTCAAGCTGCTCATCTCCATCATATAAGCTAATAGCTATATGATTAATTCCTGCATCAAATATTCTATCTATAGTTTCCGGTTTAATTCTATCTCCATTTGTATTGATTTCATGTACCGATAGTTGAGGGTTTTCATCACTAATAATTTTAGCTAACCTATAAAAGTTTTTCGTAAGGAGAGGTTCACCGTTACCTGACCAGCCAACTCTATTTGTATAGTTGTTTAGCTTAAGCTCAGAGCTCAACCTACGTACTGTTTCTTCAGATATATGTAAGTTTTGATTTGGGTAAATATTTGAATCGCTTCTCGGACAAAAGTGACATGTACGGTTACATAGTTCAGTAGGATTTATTGTCACACTTTGTAGTGCCATCATTGGAGTCAATTCATCATTTAAACCCTGTTGATCTTTTCTTAATTTTACTATATCTCGTTTACTATCAGCTATCACCTAAGTAATTATTATAAAAAAAAGTTATATCAAGAGCTGGATATATATATACTTTAAGTTTATAATAAGATAAATGAAATTTAAAAATAAGCAGTGTTCTAATATTCCCTTTATTCATTACACATTTACAGATTTTTTCCGTGATACAGAACTGATGGATATTGAAAATATTAACATATCAAATCACTCAACATCATTAGATGGCGAGCGCTCTAGTAATAATAATAGATTTTTTGTTAATAAGGATAATATGTGGAGTAGCTCTACATTAAATCAAATTATAGATTTCTTCTTATCAGATGATATAATATGTATGTTTGAGCAAGAATCCGGTAAAACGATAAGAGGTAATTATCTTAGAGTTGAACTTATAGAAGATAAAGAGAAATCTTGGCTTGAACCTCACGTTGATATTAATGAAAAAATTATGAGTTTTATATTGTATTTAAATAATACAAACGAAAGCCTGGATATAGGTACATCGTTATACAATAATAAGAAAGAATTGGTGACGACTGTCCCGTATATTAATAATACTGGTTTTTATTTTTACCCGGGTAATGATACGTGGCATGGCTTGGAGTCAGTTGGTATACAGCAAAGACGTAGAGCAGTAATGGTTAACTACTGCACCTTTAAAACCGAGTTTAGAGTACCTAGCTAGCTGTTGATAGGTAATGAGCTAGTATATCAAAATGTTCAATTGCATTACTCTGTAAGAATCTAATATCACGGTAGTTAGATACTATATCATGACAGTCATTTTCTATCTCTGTAAGAGGTTTAAAGTGAGTTGTTTTACATATAATTAGATCATCATATGCATGCCCCGGTATACCTTTAACTGTAACTCCTTTTCTTTTAGGTATGGACACTAGTTCCGTCTCTTTCATTTCGTAGAGGCAATTATGCCTATCACCAAGATATTTTTTTATATCATTATTACCCGAGATTAACAATATAGTTTTACCATATTTTTTCTTAAGAGCTGGTATTATTTCATCCCAGAATTTATAAATTCTATCATTATTTGGATCATCTATCTTAACGTTAATAGATAGTATATCACTACCGTATCGATAATGGTTGATATTCCTAATGAAGTCAGGGCAAGCAATGTCATGTAGCGCTTTTACAGTTCCTTTTATGTTTGTACAGTACTCTACCAATAGCACATCATGATGACTATCATATATATCAAACACGCATCCGCGTGTATACTCTATATCATGTATACTTAAATTATCGGGAGTTATATTATCTATATAAGTTGATTTTAGAAAATTTTTATATTTTAAACCATATATCGATGGCAGCTGTCTTTTATAGTTATAACTATTATAACTTTCAGTATGACCAGGTACACATGCTAAGTACATACATCTATCATTAAACTTTTTAAGGGTTGGTATATGTGCAGCCTTAGTTATGAAAACTAACTGTCTATTATATCTCTCCGCTAAATCGGTTAATATTATCAACTTGATTATATTGTAGCTGAGACCAGTACTTTTAACTGATACTAGATATTTTAAGCTCATTTATATTTTTTGTTTTAGCTGCGACGATGCTGAAAAATATTGAGCTAGTACATCAAACTTTTCGATATAATTATTAGATAAAAACGTAATATCATTATATCTATTTAAAATATCACCATATTCTTTCTTTATCTGCATATGTGATATAAAGTGAGTATTTGCACATATAAGCAGGTCATCAAATACTTGATCTGGCTTACCGCGTATAGTGTTACTACCTCTCTTAAAGGAATATTTTGTTTCTGTGCCTTTTATTTCATAGATGCAGTCATGTTTTTCACCTATATATCTTTTTATATCATTATTACCTGAAATTAATAATAGGGGAGTATTATATTTTTGCTTTATTATAGGTATTATTTCATCCCAAAAATCATATATCCTGCTATTATCAGGTTCATCTAATTTTACGTTGATTGATATAATATCCTCTTTATAATTACAAAAATTAACCGCTGTAATAAAATCAGGGCAAGGTATATTATTCAGTTGATCTGTAGTGTATTTTATATCCTCGCAGAAGTCAAAAAATATTAAATTATGCGAGGTATTATTTAAATCGCGTATACCTCCATTAATATATGTTATATCATTTGAATGTATAATATCAGTAGTTATATGATCTACATACGTTGATTTTAAAAATTTTTTATATTTTACATCATATAATATATGCATATGCTTTTTACGTGTAAAACTGTTATACCAGTGAGTATGATCTGGTACGTACGGTATATAAATACAATTAGGGTTAAATTTTTTGAGGAAAGATATATGATCAGCTTTAGTTATGAAAACTAACTGCCTGTTATGTTTTTTTGCTAAATCAGTTAATAATAATAGCCTAATTATATTATAGCTGAGACCAGAACTTTTTACAGATACTAAATATTTAGTGTTCATATAATTTATCTCCTTGGGTTTCGTATACTGTCAGTCTGTAGAATGATTTATTATTAAAAACATATTGCTTCAGTTGACGGTCGTTATACATATTAACAGTACTATCAAATAGCACAAAATTTCCAGCACGTGATATTATACTGTCTTTAATATTGCTTTTGAAATTTAAAATTTCATTATCAATTTTATCTCTTACTGTATGAGTTATATTATTTGATAGAATATATTCGGTAAACTTCAACGTTAATGAATTTATGTACATCGGTCGTATTTGATTAAATTTTAAAAATAATTTACTATTAAAGCAAATACCGAAACCGAACCGCAACCCGGTTATTATTCCCATTTTACTAAACGATCTAATTATTATTAGATTTTTATGGTTCAGTTCATGTATTGGATCATCTGGTAGCGTATATGCTTGATCTAATATAACATATTTATACTTTTTACAGAGAGTATCAATTTCTGATAAGGTTAGAGTCACCCCTGTCGGGTTATGTGGTGAAACAATATATAGTATTTTTTGATGTGTATCTAATATATGATTTAAGTCAATCGAGAAACCATTTTCATATTTGTATAGAGGTCTTTCAATTTTGCATTTATAATGTTGACAGTAGAACTCTGTTAATTCGAATGTAGGGTGTGGAATTACCCATTGCTTATTATTTGCAGCTAAACACTCTACTACCTGCTTGATAATACACTCTGAACCAGAATTACAAAATATAAATCCATTACAATTTAATTTCTGTAATAACATTTGTTCAATATTAAACGCTGAATGGTATTTAATTATATCATTCGCGGTAAGTTTAATACTATCAATTAACTCATTTGCAATAGATGGAAATAAACATTCATTACGGTTATAGCTTGTTTCACAATTACTCTCTTGTATAGTATGTCTAATCATTTATTTTTCTACACGCGTGTATAACATAATAATAACAATATTTTTGTTGCTTCCTTTATATAGACGTCTTCCACCCACTTACTTTATTTAAATTAAACGGTGATGGATTTAATAGTGTTGGCCATGTTGAAAATAATTCATCAAGAGGTATTGCATCAATAGATTGTATATAATTATTTGCATTACTAGATAAATCTTCTTTTATAGTAGCAGCTTCTTGCTCAAAATCTTTATCATCAACATCAGATATGAATTCATCTAACGATAGCAGAGCGTCGTTAAGTTTTGTACCTACTAACTTTTTATAAGCTAATTTAACTGCATACTCCTCATCTTGTTCACATTTATCTAAATCGAATACACCTTCACAACCAATTATTTGTAATTTATCTAAATTTGATGTGTTGTTATCTATAACATATTCTTTAATTTTACCGATATACTGTATATTAAATTGATCCTTGTATATATTACATTCATCGACAAGCTTATCAAATATGTCATTATTTATTTTATGGTCGTTAACATTCTTCTTAAAAAAAGATGTCATATCGATTAGATCTGTCTTATTAGGTATAGTAGCGTCAGCAAATGTGATTAAATCTAAATTATCAATAGTTTCTGTGTATTCAACGCCGTCAATTACATCTACAAAATTAACATTATTGCCCTGTACGTGACAACTGTCTACAAAAAATGCCTTATCATTACGTAGACAAAATTTTAAATTACCGTTAATTGCTTGAATAATTTCACTTAACATTATACATTTTAATTAATGCATATATATTACTTTCTCAACTTACCTACCAGTTAAATCCGTATAAGTAGTCTGTACCATTAAAGGCATACGATTTCCATCTTGTTGAACTATAACCAGGAGTAATACTTCTAGATATGGATATACCGGTTGTATTGTCAGTTATTGTTGCAGTTGCAGCACCACCTGAAATATTATCAAACTTGAAGAAGTTATCAGTGCTTAGTGTTCTCGTAACAGATCTGCTTTTATAACCAACTGTAACTGTTCCACCGGTAGTAAAACCTTCAGTATATAAATAATAGTCGAGTCTACCTTTACTATTATCTGAACCATATATATTTTTCGTAGATGATCGTACGTTATAATTACCATCAAATACCGACGACTCTCTCCAGTTAAATACGCTAGCGTTTTGATCTGTGGATGGTAAAGGGTTTGGTATATTAACACCGTAACTTCTTGTATAATTTGCAGTATTGCTACCACTATCCTTTGATATACTGATATCAACAACGGGGCTCTGTCTACCAAATTCAAACTGCTTTAACTGCGCAGGGTTTGTACTAACGTTCTGATTCTGCGATCGGCTAGTGGTACCGGTTCCGCTAACCTCTTCAATCTTAACATTTCTTGTACCGTTAGAGAGACCAGTCCAATTGAGTGATTTTTCAGCACCTGTATTTAACGTAAAGGTAACTACCCCTCCTGTTACCCCGGTAACTGTAACCTTGTATGTAGGTATATAGCCGCTATTAGCTATATTTTTAAATTTTAAATATATTTTACCTGTATTGTTATCAGCGCCGTAAATATTAAAACTAGTTGAACGTGTTAATACCTGCCCGAGCATGATACTTTTCAGATTTATAACATCGCGTATAGTTTTTATACTGATATTCTGGTTCGATGGTACTATTGGCATACCAATATTTATTATTTTTTACTTTTTTTTAGTTGACTCTGTTATAACTCTTCTCTTTTTATACATTATCAACTAAGATAACGTTATATGAAGTAGATACTGGTATGCCTGTACTGGAATCATATGCCCTAACCTCAATATCAGACTTTTCAGTTACCCTTAAAGGCATCTTATAATCTTTAATTGAATAGTTATTCAAGAACATTACATCCTTTATTCTCATGACAGGTCCATCATTAGGTACCCCTACCATTAAGAAGGCTTGTACACCTGAATTATAAACACTCGACCCGACAGACCATTGAGTTATATAACCTGTTTTACCGGCTGGTACTGTATATACGCTCGTTTGAGATTGACCAAATCCCTCTTTATTGCCACCCGTTCCATATGTACCTATCGATATAACTGTAGTACCGCCTGCATTTATATTAACAGTACCCTCATTTGTACCAGCCGTGCCGACTGTTTTGGCTATAGCTCTATATATTCTTAAGAACTCATTAGTTGATGCTGGCCCAGCACTTGTACCATTGGTTGAAATAACTTCCGTTATTGTGTTATAATTCGCATCTAACCCTTGAATCTCAATAGATCTTACACCGGTACCAGCAGCTGTATCCCCACTATCATCGCTTATAGCTGATACGGTAGATGCTACTGTCAAGTAATCATATATACCGCCTGGTTCCCAGATTGTCTCCATATTAGCCCCAACAGATAGATTAGACCCAAACTTTTCGATATAATCTTGCCCGCTCGTACCGTTACCGCCTCCGATATTAAGTGGATTAATAGGCTGCACTAAAATAGCTGACTTATTAAAAACGCCTTGACCTTGACCACCAGTAACTGCAGGATAGCGTGAATCATTTTCAATCTCAACATACTTCATGTAATTGAGAGTATTCTCCGGGGTTTTTACATTTGTTATAACGCTCATATTATTATTTATAGTAGATGTTTACCACTTCTTACATGACCAGTAACCCGCAGTAGTTTTATCCTTCTTTTGATCGCATTTATGACGAGCTCTAAAAGATTTACGAGCCTTTGGATTACTCTTACGTATTCTCATTGTCTTTCTTTTGGCAGATGTACCGCCATGACCGAAGTTAACCTTCTTTACATTACCTGTCTTGGGATCCTTTACATATACCTTAAACTTTTTGACATCCCCTCTTGTAGGTTTATTAAGAGTTACTTTTCTGCCCTTATACTCAGCATCCTCTTCTGGTATTTTTTTCTTACACGAACCTTGTTTACCACGAGCAATACCGGGGACCTTCTCGTAGCCGTCCCAGCATTTCTTTGCATCTTCCTCTATTGTATCTATGAGTTGAATGTATAATTCATTAAAGTTCATAAAAATATTTAATCTAGTATAAATATTATTATGGGGTCGACCGATAATAATTTAATATTTGAGCAGTATAAGCAAGTTAACGAGAGTATCGGCCTTGGGCCTAATGGTATGTCGACAGTAACGATTACTGTAGGTTCAAATACTAGTCACCCACCGCGTCGTCAGCCAGGTGGTACTACATTCAGTGCATTTAGTGATGAAGAGCATGAACATTGTGAAGATGCAGAAAACGGCTGCACGTGTGATGATTGCCCTGAATGTTCAGCTAATGCAAAAGCAAAAGCAGAAGATGAGATGGTTTATATTCAATCTGGAGACACCTCCGCGGAGGACCATGCATGTAATAGTGAGCATGATGGTGAAGTAGATATGGCAAGAGCAGAATTACTTAAAGCTGCTGAATATGCTACTAAGCTCTTTAATCATCTTGAAAATATTGAAAGTTTAGAAGGTTGGACAGCAAGTAAAATTACAAAAGCTTCTGATTACTTATCGTCTGTTTATCATGCATTGGAGTATGATGCGTTAGATGCTAATGTAGAAGATGAAGAAGACGATATTGAAATCGACGAGTTTGATGGTACGGAAGTAGCTAAAAAGACCGGGTTTGCTTAAGCTTAGCTTAATATTCGCTTAATAATAGCTTTATCTTCTACAGATAACACTTCAGGTGTAAAATATTCGATAGCTTTATCGATATCTGAAGCAATTAATTCTCTTGTCATTGTACCTGATATACCTTCTGATTGGAGAGGTATCTTTACAACGCGTACTAGAGGGTATTTTTCAATATTCTTTTCAAAATATGCATACCGCTTTACATCATCATCTTTATCACCTGCACCTACAATAATATTAACGTCTTTGTTGTTATCTGCATAATCATATACAGATTTAACAGGAGTAACATCGGAAATAATAACTTCAACAGGTTTATTTAAATATTTTGCATATATTTCCCATATCTGCTTTGATTGTTCAGCAGTAATACCATCTCTTTCCTTTTTACCTATAAAAATTACGCCCTTATCAGCATCTTGTAAAATATAGTCGAAAGAATGGTAATGTCCCTTTGTTGGTGGTTTGTAACCCCCGGGATATAACGCAACTGTTTCAGCATTATCATCTTCAGAGATAATTTTATTATATAACTCATTAAATCTCTCTCCTATTGGACCGGATTTTGATGTAAATCTTCCTCTACCATAGAAATCACCACGAGTGGGTGGGTTTGAATAGACTGACTCCTGTTCAGCGGTAGCTGGTGCATCAGCTGGCTTACCAGTTCCAAAATTAGCAGCACTGAACTCACCTCTATCTACTAATTTGGTAATTTGGGCGCCTTCAGCATCTACTCTAGATAGGGCAAACCCTTCTGGAGCTGTAGTTTGCCATTCACCTGGGGCGTCTTCTAAGTATGTACCTAATAAATCATTCTGAGTAATCTCGTTAAAGATTTTAATTAGATTATTCTTAAGATTTGCAATAATTTTAGTAATTTCAAATGCATTTTTAATGGAAGGCTTGAGTTTCTTTAGAGAAGATAATGTACTCCTCATCTGTTCTGTCTTCTTTGCCTTACCTTTTTCACTCTTTAACTTCTCAATGTCTTTTGTAAACTTACCCGACATCCAGTTAACGAATTCTTCTGTTGATATATTAGTATCTTCAAGAAACCTGCCTACTCTTATCTCTGAATTG